GGTCTTGCGTGATGATCCCGCCCCCGGCACTCAACTGCGAGAGGTCGCCGACGAGCTTCTGCACGCGCTCCTGCGTGGCCTTGAACGCCGCCTCGAGCCGCCGCACCTCGGCCTCGAAGGTCTTGGTCTTCTTCGTGCTCAGCAGCTTGTCGATGCTGACGCCCGCGTAGTCGGCCATCTTGCGGACGGCGTCGAGGCCGCCCGCCTGTTGCAGCCAGGCGTCACGCATCTCGCGCGTCTTCTTGGATTCCCCCCCGAAGAGCTTGTCAAAGAGCGAGCCGACGGCCCCACCGAGCAGGGTGCCCAAGCCGGGAATGACGGAGCCGAAGGCGGCGCCCAGCGCCCCGCCCAACCCCGCCGTAACGGCCTTCCCCAGTCCCTTGGTGATACTCCCGCCGAGCATCCCACCGATGGACTGCCCGATGTTCCCGCCGCCCATGAAGGCCCCGAGAATGGTCGTGCCGAGCGAGGCACCAAACTCATTGCCAAAAACGCCGCTCAGCGGTCCCGGCTTCGGCGCCTGATATCCCGGCGTCACGTTCGGCGCCTGAATCAGGAGATTCGCCCACGGGCTGCTGCTGGGTAACAGACTGGGGGTCGCGGAGAAGAAGGCGTTGGCCATCGACCGCCCGGCCATGCTGCCGAAAAGCGTCGGCGTAATGCCGAGCGTGGCCTGTGGCGCGAATGGCCCCGTCAGGTTGGCGAAGCTCGCGGGCGCGGTCGGCACCTTGAGCAGGGCGGCCCGATGGGCACGCAAGGCCGCCGTGTTCTCGTCGGTCGCGCGGGTCTGCGTCTTGGTCTGTCGGGTCAACTCGGTGACGGCGGCCCATTCCGGCACCGCCAGCGGCCCGAGCGGCGCGTTGATCGAGAGGCCGGGCCGGGCCGGAGCCGTCGGCCGCGTCACCTCGGAGAAGATTGGCCCGAACATCTGCTCCGAGAGTTGCACCTGACCCTTGGTCGAGAAGAGCGCGTTGACCGCCGGGTGACGTTCAAACCAGTCATTCAGGCGCGAGAAGGCGCCGATGATCTCGGCGATGCCGACCTTCACCTGCACCTTGAGGTTCGACATCGCATCATCAAACTCGCCGAGTTTCTTGATCGTCTCCTCCGAGGCGATCGGCAGGTCGTCCTTCAGCGTCTTGCTCAAGTCCTTGATGAAGCCGTCCAACTCCTTGGCCCCGCGCCCGAACAAATCCTGCTTCAGCGCCGCCCGCTGATACGGGTCCTGCACGCGCTCGACGGCGGCGGCCAGGTCGAGGAAGGTTTGTCCAGGGTCTTGGGAGCGCAACTGGTCGAAGCTCAGGCCCAGCGTCTGCACCGCCGCGACGAAGCCTTTGTCGCGGTCGCCCATCAATTGCGCCATCTTCGCCACGGCCGTGGTCGCTGTGTCGAGCGAGACGCCGGACGTCTCGGCCGCATAGGTCATGCGCTGCAGCACGCCCGTCGAGATGTTCGTCTTGGCGCTGAGGTCGTCCAGTTGAGCGGCCCACCGGCCCGTATTGATGATGGCGGCACCGATGGCTGCCGGGCCGGCGTAGCGCAGCACCATGCTGCTCAGATTGCTCATGGCCGAGCCCAGCCGTGTCGTGGTGGGGCCGACCTTGTCGAGCGCCGAATCCATCTTCACCGCCCCGCCAGCGGCCTGGTCAGTCCGCATCTTCAGCACCATCAACTCGGTATTCAGTTGCCGAATATCCGAGGGTGCGTCCTTCCCCAATCGATCGAATCTCTGGATCACCTCGTCAACGCTCGCGGTCACTTTCCGCAGTTCTTTGTCCGTGAGGGTGGCGACCCCACCGGCCGCCTTGATCGCTCTGGCCATCTCTTGCGTCTGCGCCACAAGCCGACCGCCGGAGAACCCGTCGAACATGCGTTGCATCCGGGTCTGCACACCTTTTCCGGTCGCTTCGAACTCATGGAGATTCAGTTGGGCCTTGGCCAGCGCCCGATCCCATTGCGTGAAGTCGGCTTCAAAGGTGGCGCGTTTCGCCATTAGACGAGTTCCTCATCCCGATTCAGGATGGCCTCAACCCGTGCGAACATCCCCTCGCGTTCCTCGATGGCAATGCCCACGAAGATCTCGCCGTGCGCCGGAGCGACGCCCCGATACGCATTGCCGCGTGTCGGGTCGCGGCGCGGATGCTTCAGGCCCGCGCCCTCCTCGTAAAAATGCAGATGCGGCGCGGTCACCACGGCGACGGCTGAGGGCACGGGCAACCCGCTCGCCGTCACCGCAAACGACCGGGGCGTCCCCCGGCGCACTGACCGCACCAGATTGCCTTTGACCACCGGGTAAGCCGCGCGCGTCCGACGCACGGTCGCATCGGCCGCCGCCTGTGCTTCCTGGCTGCAGGCTAGGCGCACCTCATCCGAGACGCGGTCGAGCCGGTCGGCGAGGTCGCGCAGACTGAACTCTTGCACCGGCATCGTCGTCCTGCTGCTCCTGGCGGCGCTCCAACTCGCGGCGCCGCTGCCAGTCACCCGGCCATCCCAACAACCGATCCGCCCGAAGCGGAGTCTTGCTATAGGGCGTCAGCACCCAACAGGCGAGTGCGGCCACCCGGAGCCAGGCATCCTCATCGCGGCGCCTCGCCCCCGTCACCATCAGCTGAAACTCCCGAGGCGTCAGCCGGCCGAACTCCCACGGCTTCAGCCCGAGGTCGCCATACGCCAGCGGTTCCGCCTGCCGCCGCCAGCGTCGAAACGGCGTCAGGCATCGGCGTCCGACTCCGGGGGAGGGTCCACCGTGGCCGGCACCTCCCCAGAATCCGCCTCGGCCCGGATGGCGTCGACCTGTTCGACCATCCGCCGCCCGTAGACGCCGGAGCCGAAGAGCGCCTCGAGCACCGTCTCGTTGACCTCGGCGACATCGCCGCCCCGGTCGATGAGCCGTTGCAGCAGGCTCTTGACCTTGCGTTCCGTGAGGGTGGCATCCTCGTGGCGCAACCCGTGATAGAGCAGCGCCACGAGGGCCACGATCCGCTGCTTGTTGGCCCACAGTTGGTCCAGACCGACGCCGAGGCGCTGTTCGAGCGCCTCCACCTCGTCAATCGTGAAGCGCAGCACGCGGGGCTTATCCAGCGTGATCGGCGTGCCAGCCGCCATCGGGTCTAGCTCCCACCGACGAACGTGCTGGCCGTCTTCGTCAGGATCGACACCGAGCAGGAGAACTCCGGCACGCCATCGGCGTTGACCGGCCCATGCTCAATGAAGTCCAGCACGTCGAGCGTCCCCTCGAACTTGAGGTTGCCGTCCGTGTTGTTGTAGGGACCCCAGATGTAGGCTTTGCCCTTGCCCAGGGTCGTGTTGGCCATCGGCCCGAAGAAGGTGACGGCCTCGGCCGTGAGCGGCCCCCGGATGGTCCACAGTTCCTGCGTGTGCCCGGCGATGGAGACGGCGCGCACCGCCTTGAACGGCTTGACGATGAAGCGGTCGGTCGTCGGGTTCGTGTCCACGGAGACGACATCGAAGATGTCACTCAGGACGGTCATATTGGGCGGAGAGGACGAATCCTCGATCGCCAGGTGGGCGTCTTTGCCGCTGAAATACTCTCCAGGCATCTCTGTCTCTCCTTTACCGGGCGGTCGCCCGGAAAATCAGTTCCCGCATCACCTGCGGGCCACCTTCGGCCTCCATGAAGACTGGGCCGTGCGTCACGTCCCACACAATCCCGGCCTGGAGGAAGCCGGTGATCGTCAACGGTTGACGTTCCAAGATCTGCATTACGAGATTGCCGAGGTCATCGAGTTCCTTCGTGCCCCGATACCGGGACACGGGAATCACCTTCACCGTGCAGGTCCGGCCGTAATGGCCCGCCCCGAGTTTCCGGGGCGCGTCTTCCTCGTGATTGCTCACCACCCAGAGATACGGCGGCACGGTCCCGATGGGCACGTTGGTCCAGACTTTCGGCTCGCCGTCCGCGTCGGCCAGCAGTCCCGCCAACGCCGTATCCGCCCGCAGCATCGTCACGACCTGGGCGACGACTTCCGGCAGGATCGAGCCGCGCATCGTCATGGCTGGCTCACCTGCACCCCGTCACAGACGACCGTGATGCGGCGCCCGTCGGCATCGCGCACCGTGCGCAGCGCATAGATGAGCCCGTCCAGGTCCCGTGCCCGGAGCGCCCGCGTTTCGGTCAGCAAGTCCGCGCGATACCAGGTGCGGATCGTGTGCGTGTACTCCGCTTGCAGCAGCCCGGCCTCGAGCAGTTGCCGCGCCGACGCCGGCCGGACCTCGGCCCAGGTCGAGACGAGGGCATCCCAATCCGTCGTGTGCCCGCCCGACCCGTCATCCGGCCCGGTGAACACCTCGAAGGTCACCCAGTGATTGAAGCGGCCGGCGCTCATTGATACGCCTCCCGCACCCACGGCAGCCGTTGCGCCGACGCCGACCACGGGTCCACATGCCCGTGAAAACACACCAGCCGCGCCGACGGCGGCAGCGGACGCTGGCCCTCTTTCAGGTCATTGCGGAACGACAGCACCCCATCCTGTTTTGTCCACCGGGCTTCCTGCGGCCCGAGACACGCGCCAATCCAGGCCTGGTCCGATCCAAATTGTTTCGACCGCCGGCACGCCGCAACCGCCCGCGCCGGGTCGAACGTGTCCCACACCTGTCGCCGCGCCCCCGCCGTCAGCAGGAACATCGACCCGTTGTAGAGCGTGCGGCCATTCGTGTCGGCCCAGATGACGAACTCCTCGGGCCGCTCCCAGAGCGGGGTCACGTCGCCGGTAATGACGACGTCGAGGTCCAGCGACACGAACCGTGGCCCGAACCAGTCGACGGCCTCGGCCGCGAACGCCTTGAGCCGACGCCAGCAGGACGGATTGCGCGGATGGCCCGAGGGATTCGGCAGCGTGGCGTAGTCGGGCCACAACGGCACGACCTCGACCGCCGGGTCCAGGCCGCGCGGGTCGTCGGTGACGCAGATGAACCGATGCGGCTGCGGATAGTGGCGGGCCACCATCCGGCGCAGCACGTTGACCGTGTGCGGCCCGAACTGCGACCGATAGCCGGGATGCGGGCGCCAGCGCCAGCACACCACGCTCAACATGACACCTCACGCATCACGCCACCGCCTGCCGCTTCACGGCCGCGTCCCGCTTGCTCTTGCCCTTGTAGTGCGTCACGTAGGGCGCCAGCGGCGACACCGGCCAGATGTGCGAGCGCCCCGCGTAGCGATGCGAGGTCAAATCGACGGCGCGCACCGGCACGGCCGCGAGGCCGGCGCGGAGCACATGGCAATCCGTCCAGCCGGGCAACGCCCGGAATCGCTCACTCGCGTAGAGGTCACAACACCACTCCAACAGCGGCAGCGCCTCCGGAATCCGGAACCCCACATAGCCCGTTTCCGGGTGCATCGAGCCCCGCCCGAGATACGCGACCTCGGCGTCACCGAGCAGGCTGGCCGCCCAGCTGGCGGGAATCGGCCGCGTGGTGACCGTGTCGCCATCGAGCCAGGTCAGCACACCTGAGCCCATTTGCCGCGCGGCGTCCCGTTGCACGAAGGGCTTGACCGCAAACCGCCGCGCGTCGTAGCGATAGTGGTAGGGCTTGGGGCGGGGCGTCTCCGGCGTCGACTCCCCGCGCACGGATCGGTCAGACCGCCACCGCTCGCAGCACGCGCGCCACTCGGGGAGGTCTGTCGTCAGGCGCGCCTCACCCGTGAGCAACGGCATCGGCCGGTCGAGATAGACGACCAGGCGCGTCGTCGTCGGCCAGTAGCGCGCCACCGACGCCACCATGCGATGGCCATACAAGGCCGCGCCCGTCGCCGAGAAGCTCGTCACCAGCGTGTCCACCCTAGTAGACCTCCCAGCGTCCACGACCAGGCGGATACCCGTAAGGCGCGCGGGGCGGCAACCAGGCCTCGTCCTTCACAAACACGAGATTGGCCCGCGTGTAATCCACAAGGCTGTAGCCGCCCTCGCGCCCCAATGCCACCAGGGCCGCCGCACTCGCGCCGTAGTAATCCGTCCCATCCCAGCGATGCGTCGGGCTATACGCCATCACGACCCGCTCCGAGGGGGCGAACCGCGAGTTGTATTCGATAACCACGACCCGTGGCCGAAAGTCGGTCAACGCCTTCCACAGATAGAAGTCGTTGCCGTCGACATCGATCGAGAGCAGGTCGAAGGTGGCGGGCACCTGCTGGGCGCGAAAGGTCTGCTGGATGTTCTCAGCCGTGAGAAACGCCTTCTGCACCACGGGCGCCTGGGGGTGGCTATCCAGCAGCACGCACGTCCAGCCACGCGCCCGGAACTGGTGCGTGTTGGACTTCCCAATCCCATCACGCGCCCCGCACTCGACGGCGACCGTATTGGTCACGCCGATCCGGGTGAACAGGCGGTCGAGAATGGCATCCTCCTCGAATTGCGAACTCATGGCCACACCACGACGTAATCGCGCTTGTCGGTCCACGCCACCGACGCCCCGAGCCGTTGCACGAACCGAATCGCATCGACCGGGCCGTGCCGCATGGCGGCCACTTGCTTCGGGCGCTGTTCCACGATGAGCACCGGCTGGCATCGGGTCAGCGTCTCAACGGCCCCCCGCACCACCTCCAGCTCGTAGCCCTCGCAGTCGACCTTGACCAGGTCGACCACAGGCAACGCGAAACTGTCGAGCGTCCGCATCGGGATCGTGCCGGGACCCGCGACGGCCGTGCCTCCCGTCGAGGACGGATTCGCCGTCGTCAGGGCCACCGCGCCGCTCGTGGCGCCGAGCGCACAGGCCACGAGGCCATCCGACTCGCGCGCGGGTACGTTGACCTCCCAGCACGCCCGGTGCCGTTCGACCGGTTCAATCGCCAGCACGGACGCGAAATCCCGCACCATCCAATACGAGAACAAGCCCACATGCGCGCCCACATCGACGGCCACACGCCGTTGCCGGCAGCGTCTGACACCCTCCTGATAGAGCGGATACTGATACGTCAGCCGGCCATCGACGCGCAGGTTCGTGCGCGTCATCTTCGACGGCAGGTGCGTCTCGCCATCGGGAAAGCGCCAGGCATCAAAGGTCAGCATCACGCCACCTCGGCCCACGCATCCTGAATCCAGGGATGCTCGTCCTGCACCTCGCGCTCGAACGGCGTGCGCCTCCCGTGAAAACTCACGATGCAGGTGCCCGGTGGCGGTTCGGTCAGGTGCTCATGCCGGATGCGCCGGAAGCTCACGATGCCGTCCTCGTCGCCAAACGTCTCGACCCCCGACTCGTGCCGCAGGTAGCTGAGGATGGCTTGGTCTGAGCCCCACCACCCGTCGAGCTTCGCGCGCTGCGCCAGCAGCCCCGGCGACCGACGGTATTGGTCCCAAATATCAGTCTGGGTGCCGGTCTGCAACCAGAGCACGGACGGATTCAGGGAGTAGCCGCGCGCCGCAATCGATCCTGCCTTGTAGACGACGAGCGACGCCTCCCGTTGCACGAGCCTGTCCAATGGGCCACAGATGACGAGGTCCAGGTCGAGGTGCAGGATGCGGTCGCCCAGCCTCCGCGCCGCCTTCGAAAACAACCACAGGCGCCGGTAACACCGCTCGGAATACTGCGGCGCCGGATTCAGCATCGTCTGCACACCCGGCACGTGGTGATGGGTGATGCAGATAACCCGATGCGGGACCGACAGCCAGCGGTCGACCGACTCCGCAAGCCGCTGGACATGCGCGGGCGTATAGCGCGCCCGGCGCTTCCAATCCCAGAGATAGGTGACGACCGTGATCATGACGTCGGCTTCCGGGCCTTCACCCAATACGTCCACGGGAACTTCGGGTCGTCGCCGATGACCTCAAGCGCCTCGATGGTGAACGCGCGCAGCAAGTATTCGACCCCGTAGCGCGTGAATCGCCAGAAGTCCTGCGGCGCCCGATGGAGCCGTTGCTGAAACGGCACGCCCACGAGAAACAGTCCCTGCGGACGTAACACCCGGTAACATTCCCGCACGGCGGCGTGGCAGTCATCGACGTGCTCCAGCACCCCGGAGCAGAAGATGGCGTCATAGCGGCCATCCGCCACGTCCGGCATGTGCCGCACGTCCAGCACGAGATCGCACCCAGGCGTCGGCACGACTTCCGAGGTCGTGTAGCTCTGGGCGGCACAGAAGTAGTCCCGATACCGGCGCCCGGCGCCATCGAGATCGCCGGCACTGCCCAGCGACAACACGTCGCCGGTAATCGCCGGCGCCCATCGCGCGAGCACACGGTCACTGTGGAGACGCGCCTTGCTCACTGGACCCGCTCCCAGGGAAAGTCCAGCGTCAGCGGGCCGAGGTGTCGTCGCGCCTGACGTGCCAGGTTCCGCTGCGTCTCGGCCGTCCGGCGTCCGCGATTCCGCAAGACGCGCGGGTTCACGCCAGGCTCATAACTGCTGGCGTCGGGAATTACCTCACGCGGCACGCGGATGATGCGGATGTCCTCGAGATGCCGCATCCGACCCGCTGCGCGCAGCCGCCGCCGGAAATAACTGTCGGTGCCATAGCCCACGCACGCCTCGTCATACCCGCCCACCCGCCAGTAGTGCGCCTTCGTCATCAGAAACGTGTTGACGTGCGGCTTGAGTTCGCCCCGGTCGTTCCGCGTCGGCTGCAACAGCGGTGCGTCGACCCGGAAGAAGGTGTAGACCGTCTGCGCGTCGGCCAACCGAATGAGATTCAGCACGGCCGCGAGACTGTGCGCGGGCAGGAGATGGTCGATGTCCGTGAGGAACAGCCACGGCCCCGTCGCTTCGTGCGCGCCCAGGTTGCGCGCCCCGTGCTGATGCCAGGGCCGGTCCTCCAACACCCGGTAGAGCCGCAGGCTCGGCAGACCCTCGGGCCGGGGGACGTCGGCCGCTGGCTGCGGCGAGCCATCGTCGACCACCACGACCTCCAACTCCGCTTTTACGGGCTCAGGATAGGCCGCCCAGGTCGCATACTGGTGCGCCAGCATCAACGGGTTTTTGTAATACGGCACGACGAGGCTCAGGCGCATCACGGCAGCGCCACCTCGAGCGGCACGCGCGGAAAACACGTCAGGGCCGTCTGCCGCGTGGCGTTGACAATCGGAATCTTGAGCGCCGCCAGCGGCTGGACCAGCGTGGCGAACTTCGCCAGGCACAGCACGAACGGCGGCACCGTCCGGTCAGGATGCTTGCCGAAGAAATGGTCGCCGCGCATGTCGTATCCCAACAAGACGATTCTGCCGGCGCCGAAATGCACGGCCATATTGATGGCCTGGTAGCCGGAATTGAACCCCGTGCGGACGTTGCGCGGGTTCAGGTCCAACCCATCCAATCCCGAGCGGTGCATCAACTGCACTCCCGGCCAGCGCACCGCCCCCGGCTGCGCGGTGTATTTCAGGCCCGTGAATCCCGGCACGCCCTTGTGCCACCCCCACCACTTCGCGTCGGCCGCATAGAGCACATCCGCCCACGGGGCGAGCTTGTAGGCATCGTTCACCGCAATGACCCGCGCCTTGCCGCGCACATAGGCCACATCCTCGGCCGTCAGACTCGGCCCGGTCCCGAGACAGACGATCGGCTCGCCCGGCCACAGTTTCGGCACCACCGTGGCCTCGGGCCGCTTCGGCAGGGCGCCAGACGCCATCACGCACACGCCGGGTCCCGCAGGCGGTGTAAGAGGGCGGTGACGCCGGCTGCCAGATAGCCGCGCTCCCGCGCCGGCACGGCGCCGGCCTCGTCGTCCCCACGAAACCGATACAGTTCCCCGAGTTGCACCAGCACCGCCGCCTGCACCTCGCGCGGCACGGTGTCCACCGTCCACGCCTCCATCTCGGTGCGCCAGTCCGCATCGCCCCGGTCGAGATAGGTGACGATGATCGCCGTCGCCTGCTCGAGCTTGGCGTGGACGTCATCGTGCCCGATGGCCGTGACCGGCCCGAGCCGCAGATGCGTCATCGCCTGTTCCAGCGTCACGAGTTCAGGAATGACAGGGGGAGAGGCCATGTCGGGTTACCACTTCGAGCCATCCGGCCCGAGTTGCGTCAGGTCTTTGCCGGGCCGCCCGTCCTTGCCGTCCTTGCCGGCCGGGCCTGGCGGGCCGGGGCGGCCATCCTTGCCGCGCTTCACGCAGAGCGTCCACGCGCGCGAGGCCTCGTCCGGTTCACCGGGCCGCGCCGTCGTCGTCTCGCCGGCAATCCACAACGACCCCTGCACCGTCACCACATCGCCGGCCCGATACGTCGTGCTCGCCTCCCAGATGTCGCGGTAGCGCATCGGCCAGCCGATGAACAGATCCGCCGACTTGATGAGGGTGCCCTTCCGGAAGTACCGCTCCGAGCGGATGCCCGTCTCGAGGTCGTAGGTGATGTCGGCATCGTCGAAGCTCAACCCATCGACCCCGTCACGCCCATCCCGCCCGTCTAAGCCTTTTTCGCCGGGCAGGCCGTCTCGGCCATCCTTGCCATCACGACCCGGCGCGCCGTCCTTGCCATCCACGCCATCACGGCCCGGTGGGCCAGCTGGACCCGGCGCACCGTCCTTGCCATCAATCCCGTCGCGTCCAGGTGTGCCATCAAGACCGCGCTCACCATCCTTGCCATCAATCCCGTCGCGTCCGGGTGCGCCATCAAGACCGCGCGCGCCGTCCTGGCCATTCAGACCGTCACGCCCCGGTGGGCCGGGCAGGGCCGACAACTGTTCGAGCGCCGCGATCCGGCGCAGCACATCCTCCGGCACGGCCGGGACCACGACGGACGCCTGTGCAGCGGTCAGTGCCGCCACCTCGGCCCGTAACGTCTCCACCTGGCGCAGCACCACCTCGTGGTCGCGCGTGAGCGTGAGAAAGCGGTCCAGCAGGGGCGTCAAATCGGCCGACATGCCCGGCATCCCAGGCGGCCCAACAGGACCCGGAGGTCCCGGCGCGCCGTCGCGACCATCCCGGCCCGGTGCGGGCACGGGCATCTCCCGCCGCTCGAGCACATCGAGGCGCAGCGACAAGCGGTCGTGGACGGATTTGACGGTGGCCAACATCACGTCAAGCAGTTTTTCCATGTCACCCAACCAGGCCGAGCGCGGCCTCTTTGACACGCCAGGTCGCTATCGCTTCCTGTTCCCGCGCTTCCTCACTCGCGGGTTCCTCACCCGCGACCGGCGTCTCCTCGGTGGGCGGCGCCGTCCCCACCTGCTCATCGCGCCGGTTCAGCGCGGCCAGCGAATAGTTCTGTTGCTGGAGATACGGGGTGTCGCCGCCATCGACGGGCTTGAGGTCGAACTTGGCCCGCGCCTCGTTGGGCGACATAAAGCCCGCCCCAATCGCCTGCGAGGTGGCCTGCAC